CATAACCACTAGGAATGTCACCCATTGATCGACGTGCTCTTGCTCGTGCTGCATCTTGTTTTTTATGAGCGCGACGGTATGACTTCAGATATTCAGCACGGTCTCTATACTCTTTTTTCCAATCGCGTGCCATTCATTCGACTCCGTACTAATTCAGGATCAACCTTGGGGAGGATGTTGACGAGTTGATCAAGTGGGGAACCTTCCATTGCAACTCCAGTAATGTCATTCTTTGCAAGCCAATCACAGGCTGCCTTAAGGTCTGCAGTGGATGCCTCACCGGATTTGATACGGCTGATGAGTTCTGCAGTGACAAGGTTATGGAGTTCGTTAAAGGTATCTTCAGTGGCCTTTACTTTTTTAGCCATTTCTCAAAACGATTTGATCCAGCTTATTCTCGATGCGGATCATGTGATCCTCCATCTTTTGAAGTGCTGAGGATAGTTCTTCACGTTGCACGTATTTCTCAGCAATACGCAGTTCGACCTGATCAATGCGTTTGTCTACATCAGAAATACGGTTATGCATACGTGAATGCAGTGCTACGACTGCTGTGAAGACGGCAATAGTGCCAGATACGGCGGCTTCAATCATGTTCCCGCAAGATACGTATTAGTTTGTCCGCATATGCGGGATCAGTGGCATATTTCTCGACGACAAGAAGACGAGCACACTCTTCTGGAGAGGATGCACGGTTAACACCTTTGTAGTTCTTGTAGTCTCTATACCACTTGTTAACGAGATCTTGAACGCATTCAAAGAGTGATGGGTAGTCTTTGAACCAGGCATCTGTTTTGATCTCCATACCACCAATGAATTCAGTGGTACGTTTGAGTGTGCCTTGACCTTCGGTCCCTTTGATACCGAAAAAGTTGTTCTTACCAGAGGTGTGCTTGCCGTAGCCGCTCTCAAGAGCCCATTGAGCAGCCACTACGGACGGATGCTTGCTGCCTGCAGCAGTTGCAGCAGCTTTGACACCAGCCCAAGTGTTGTCGTAGGTAGCTATCGGTCGTGTCTGCTGCACTGGCCGGAAGGTCATAAACCAACCAGTTCCTGGACCTTCAACTTCCCAACGCTTTAACCAGTTACGCCAAGTGTATTTGACACTCTTACCACCGGAGCCAACTGTGACGTAGCCACCGTTGACGTTATCCATCTCACCGTATGGATCGTGGAAGATACCGTGTGCTCCATCATCACCAATCAGAAGCATCCAGTGGCCACCATCAACGGGATTAGAAACGTGACCTTTGTGGAGGATACCAACAGCTACTGGATAGCCTGCTTTTAGTTCGTTGAGGAGTGTTTGTCTTGTCCCTTTCTGATAGAAGGAAGCAAAAACACCGTACTGCTGACAGGCTTTGATCTGACTGGTGGATTGAGTTGTATCACCGTATTTGAGAACAGTTCTCAAGTAATCATCATCTGCATTACTACCCTTCAGAGCATCAGGACGGAGATACTTGATGGCCATAGCACACGTAGAGCTAAAGCACATCCGATCTCCGTGACCTGTTGCACTGTCGGTTTGGGGGTAGTACTGCTTAACGTCTAGCAGTACCATGATGTTTACTTAAATGTATCTTTAACACGTTGGATCTTGTCATCCTCAGTGCGATGAGGCTTGACTGCCTCTACACCACGCAGGAGGATCTGGACAATGCTGTTCTCTTTAAGCTTAGAAGCACCGATGATCTCGGAGCCAATAAAGAGTGCAAAAAAAGCAAGTGCCTCGTAGGACACTTTAATACCAAGAATAGTGATCATGACTAGAGTTAGGTAGAAGGTTCTTCTGGCCAGGTCACGTCGTGTGGGAAGCCAGATTGAGAGGTAATGTCACGAAGAGCTTGGCGATATATAGCCCAAGGTGAGGCATCTACTGGTGCATCAACAAGTTGTGTCCAGTCAGTGTTGGAGAGAAGCTTGGTACGCTCTTCACGAACACGCTTTGCTGCTTCATCATCAATACGTTGACGGTAGGCAGCTTCGTTCTCAGCAGCGGTGGTTACAACGCCGTCTTCATCAGTGGTATCTGTGAAGGTCGGTCCAACAACATATTTAGTGAACCATTGACCGTTTACTTCCTCAATACCGCTACGGATGCTTGTTTCGTAGGGAGGGGTGGTTGTAGCTTGAGGACCTTCAAGAATTGGATCGTAGCCGAAGCTATCAATGATCTCAGGGGTTAAGGTTTGTGGAAAGCTGGTATTAGGGTATTCATCACGGAACTGCCGATCAGTGATGACAGCTCCAGTCGTTCTGTTTCGGAGTTCCATAATTAAGCAATAGCAAGGAAGATAAAAGAGCCACCGTTTGCATTAATGGCGGCAGGGGCGGTGGAGCTGATCTGGAAGCCAGAACTCAGCGGATCGATGTAGTCGGTACCGGTGACTTCTGCAGCAGCGGAATTGAGAAGCAGGTAGGGATCGTTACCGCTAACAATGCCGCGTGCGGTGTCCCACACGTACCAGTCACCTGTCGTATCTCGACGCTTAATCATTACAAAACGAGCACCTGAGGTAAACCCGCAATCGACATTAAGCGTAGTACCAGTTCCTGTGTAGATTCCCACCTTACTAACACCTGGGCATGTTGCAAATAAATAAGCAATGTAAGTGGTAGCGGAAGCGTTAGGCGTTGGGCTCCAAAATGCAGTTGTTCTAAACGTGGTGGAGGTAAAATTAGTTGATATTAATTGCGGGTCAGAAGTTGTTGATGCTTGATTTAATCGCAACTGATCCGTACTTTGCCCAACATCGTATTGTGTCGGGCTAATGCGAACAGCAACCTTCCAGTCGCCAGTTGCGCTTCTTGGCTTAATTATTGTTAGGTCTGGCACCACGCCAAGATTGTGGTTGACTATCATTGGAACCCCCGTGCCCGTATAAGCCACCACGTCGAAGAAGCCGGGGGCGCGGCGGAATGAGTAACGCAGATAGTCTCCAGTCCCTTGAAGAAAAGTCTGCGACATTGTGTTTGTAGTGGCGTCAAACGCAAAATAGTTATTAACATCGCTGGCTTCAGCATTTGTACTTGATGTTCGCGTCCAAGGCTTACTGCCTGTCATTCGTGAGGCAACATAAGGAGACGCGCTGCTTAGAACTGAATTGAACAGTAGATCAACCGGGAATCCAGTCGTCCACGCAGCAGTAGCGTTAGTTGATTTGTTTACGTTAAACACCTCCGTCCCACTCGTAGGCGTCTTCATCGGCCCACGGCGGATGGCGATGTAGACCACACTGAGGTTAGCCCCAATACTTTTCATGCTAAACCCCGTAGAGTTGCATTCACCAAGATCGCTTCCTGTTGCTTCAGCGCCGGAAGTATTTGCAAACGAAAATGCGTCGTTACCGGCACTCCATCCGCGCATGTTATCTATTAATAACCAATTCCCTGCGATACTAGGACTTTTTATTAGCAACCACTGCGGTTCCCAGCCCAGCGTGACTGTGGCAGTGCCACTTCCGTCTGTCGTAAAAGTCCCACAACTCACCACACTGTCATTGCCGCTATCGCCAAACCCGCCAGCGTCGTGCGCGAACAGGTAGGCGACGTAGGTGCCACCGGAGGCATTCACCGTGGCATCAGTGCCAAGGCTGAAGACTGTGCTGGTCGGTGTGGTGCTGTTCCAGCGAGTAGCGCCTGTTGCTTTAGCAGCGGTGCTGTTCAGCACCATGTATTCGGTGTTGGCGAGGCTACGGTGATACACCTGCCAGTCGCCTGTGGTATCGGTGCGCTTGACGATGACGCAGCCGGGCACGCTGCCTAGGTTGTGGCTAATGGTGCGGTTAGCGCCCGAACCAGTCCATGTGCATATATCGAAGAACTTCGCCGCCTTGCGGAAGGTCCAGGAGGCGTAGGTGTGCCCGCTGGCGTTCATTTGCTGACTAATTGTGTCAGCGCCAAGAGAGAATCCAGTTGAGCTGAATGCTGTTAAACTGTCAGAGTTAGTTAACTCTTGGCCATCCGTATTGCTTATGATATTCTTTGTAGCACCACGATCCGTGTCAAATAGACGGTGATTTGTATTTGCGTTGCTCCTGCCCTTTATCCAAACCAACCCCCCCTTGCCACTCAGATCAATCCCATTCGTGATCGTCTGCGTGCTGCTGTTGCCGGTATAGAGCCAAGTGCTGAAGACATCCTCAACGTAGGTCTTCGGACCACCACTGCCGGACGCACCCATCATCAATCTCTGAGTAACAGGATCCATCGTTCTATCCTCAGTAGTTGATCAGGCTGGATGCACGCCATGTTGTACCACCGTCATCGGTGAAGAACATGAACAAATGCACCTTGCCAGTAGTGAGAGTTGGTGCTGTACCGCCGGGCCACACGACGCCGCTGAACCAAGTAATCGTGCCGCTGGTGTGCGTCAGCTCCAGCGTGAAGGCGTAGGAGCGGGAGGCGGGGACGTTGCTGACGGTGAAAGTGCTTGCACCGTTGATCGTCTTGGTGAAGAAGTTGCCAAGAGAGCAGTCAATATTAAGAGCAGCTACAGCAGTGATGTTGGCCCGGTAGCTGCCGTTGATATACGGTTGACCTGTGAATGTTGGTGTTGCGGTTGGTGCATAGCCGCTGATACTGGCACCGGCAGGAATGGTGACGGTTCCGGTAAAGGTGGGGCTAGCAAGAGGTGCGTAGGTGCTAGCAGCAGTGGAAGAATCTAACTTTCCGCTTATATCGACTGGACTTGTCCACGACAGAGCACCAGAGCCGTTAGTCTTTAAGAGCTGACCGTTAGTGCCGTCTGCACTTGGCAAGGTGTAAGTTGTGTTTGCAGTGGCAGCAGTCGATGGAGCGATACTGACTGCATACTGAGGATCAGTCTGATCAATAAAAGCTAAGCTACCTTCGATACCAGCAACTGTGGTGACACTAAGTGCTGGTGTAGAAATGGATCCAGGTACATTGACACTACCTGAACCGTCAATAGTGACGCGAGCCGTACCACCAGTAACCAGAGCAAGCTCATCAGCACCTGTATGGGCAATACCTGTATTGGTATCTCCATCAAAAGAGTAAACAGGCGAAGTAGTACTAGTACTGTCATCGGCCTTCAGTTGGCCAGTTAGAGTGCCACCGGAAAGCTTTAGATAGCGAGTGTCTGAATTGGTAGCAAAATAACCAAACCAGTTCCACGTACCACTGCTGTATTGAATACGAGCGGCAATACCGCTATCACCTACAAATCCAACAGGGAGACCTGTGAGTGGTGTGAAGCTTTCAATTCCTGTTGAATCGGTGACTTGAATGTTCTGACCATTCGTTGGGCTGCTAGGAATAGCTGCGACATTGACAACAGGTGTGAAGACAGCAGACGAACTGATTGCAGTAATTGCTGAATCAGCTTTGGCGTTAGCTGTGTTGGCTGTTGTGACAGCTGTACTAGCATTTGTACTAGCTGTATTTGCTGTGGTTACAGCATTACTGGCATTAGTAGACGCAGTATTTGCGGTGGTCACAGCGGATGTTGCTGCACTTGACGCGCTATTGGCGGTGTTGAGAGCAGTTGTGGCGTTGGTGGAGGCAGTGTTAGCTGTACTCAGTGCCGTATTGGCTGTGCTAAGGGCATTAGCAGCATCACTGGCAGCACTATTTGCAGTGCTGAGTGCTGTTGATGCATTGCTACTTGCCGTGTTGGCCGTAGACACTGCAGCACTCGCGTTGGTGCTAGCAGTATTGGCGGTGGTTACAGCAGCAGAGGCATTGGTGGAGGCAGTATTAGCTGTGGTGGTAGCTGCATTAGCGGTGCTCAGAGCGGTGTTAGCCGTTGTCGTAGCACTATTAGCAGTGGCAATAGCAGACGTAGCATCCCTATTGGACTCCTGCGTCACATACAGGTTCTGAGTGAAGTTATCATTCAGATCCTGAGAACGTATAGCAGAACCAGCATAGAAGTTGGCACTCAGTTGGGAGTCATCGGTTTGACGGTAAATCCGAATAGCAGCCCCATTGGCTGGAGCTGTATTGAACTGAACCGTAGTTGCGTTGGCAAGAGTGTATGCAGTTGTATTTGTACCGTTGACACTAACTTTGATATCAGCGGTTTCAAGATATGGGAAAGTAAAAGAAAAGAGAACGGTAGAACCGTTCCCTGTGTAAGTATTCTGAGTAACGGCCATAGCGCTTTATTTGCGTATTTGGAGAATTTGCTGTAACTCTTGGGCACTTTGGACAGCACCAGTAACATTGCCTTGATTGAGCTGACCTTTGATGGCAGCACGGTAGGCGGGGATGTTACTTATCGAGCTGTTCTCAGACTCATAGGCAGACCAGGCTTGCTTGAATGCTTCGTTGTGAATACGATCAAGCATGTCGTAGGTCGCTAACTCTTTGACAGGAAGGACAGAGTTATCCAGGTTTCCACGTTTTTTCTGGAATTCTTTGATCTTCTTATCCCACCACTTCTCATCTTGTTGACGGAGTTGATCAATCTGTGCAGCAAGGCCAGAGTTCTTGCCAATCCAGTTATTGATGTACTGACGTTCCTCAGCAGTCAACGGTTGCTTAGTAACGGGATTAGTACGGACTGTTTGAAGACCATCCCAGCCTGTCTTAAGAAGCCATTGACGCCAAGGTTCAGTACCGCCATTGGTGTTGAGGAAGGGGAGCAGTGAGTTAATCGCTGCTGTCAGCGGCTCTTCGTGACGAATACGCTCACCTGTATAGACATCAAGCAGATCCTTGAGGCGCTCATTACCGTTGTAGAGGAACTTATTACGGTTCTGCAGATAAGCACCGATGTCATTCTCAACATCTTTGAGTTGAGGTGTGATAGCAGCACTCAGGATGCTACGGATACCTGTACCAGGGAGGAGTGAGTCAGCCTGCATAGCAACAAACCGATTCCAGCCTGCTTCATCACCAGACAACATAGAGACCAACGGCTCAAAGCCACTGAGGAATGTCTTATTAGCGACATTCATGCTGATGGCAAATGAAAGCTTACGGAACCAGTCTTCAGAAATTGGCTGATCAACACGGTTGGATTGATAAACAATATCACCAACCAGTGAAAGAAGGTCGGAAAAGGGTTCCATACCCTTGTATGAACGCCATTCACCTGTAACGGGGTTACGAATAGAGTTAGGCTTAAAGCCCATTTCAATCATTCGACGCCTTTCAGCACCGTCTTGAGGACCATTACCCGTCAGGTTACCTGCAAAGGCATACATTCCAGCAGCCATGACGACGGTTGAGCCCATCAGCTGCCTACCGAGATACTCAGACTTCAAGGTTTTGAATGCAATCTCAGCATCATTAGCCTTTGGATCAATTCCGTGTTCACGAAGAACAGCAGCAACCTGGTCTGGGGTTGACGCACTAAACGTTCGCCGTACACGTCCAACGGCAAGACCCATCGAGCTGAGTGGGTTAAATGACCACGCAAACTCCACACCATTAAGGCCAGTCTTGGGAAACATGAACAGTCCCTTGGCAACTGGAACATGCTTCATCAGATTCTCAAGACCATCAACCATCTTGTAATCAAGTTGAAGCGTTAACTCCTTTGAAGCAAAACGGATAGCTTCGTCTTTAATAAGACCAGACTCATCAAAGGCCTGACTGTAGAGTTCCCGTTGTTTGGCTTGGAAGAGTTCTTGATCAAAAGAACCCTTTGTTTGCGAGAAAACCTCATCGTATGCTTTGAACCGTGAACCCATGCTAGCCATCATGGAATTCACAAAACCATCTAGTGAATGCAGAGCATTAACACCTAGACGTACAAGCTTGTTTCCGTTGTAAGCATGGAAGATCTTTGCAAGATTCCAAGCTGCTACACGCCCAAGATCACCAGGATTAGCAGAGTTGGCCCATTTAGTCTGGACATAAGACTCAATTGCAGTGAAATCATCGTAGATAGAGCTGATCTCATCAGCACGACCACGACTGGCTACAGCTTCAGGATTAACGTTAACAGCACGCCATTCATCACCCACATGCTTCCAAGCACGCTGGAGGTTCTCAGCGATACCTCCAAAGCCGTAGAGAGCACGCCTAAAGACCTCATCACCTCCGTCTCCGATGATCTTGGAGCCAGCGAGGATTGAGACAGGTTTCGTGATCAATGCAATAGCGTTACCAGCAGCAGCACGAATGGGGGCACGACCAAGAAGAACGTTGTTATACCGAGCGGCTTGAGCGCCTTGGATCACGGTGCTGGGGATCTCAGTGGCTCCGTCGTACACAGCTTTCCCTAGGACTCCGACACGATGCTCCATGTAGCGGTGAAGCTTCTGTAGATCGTCAACCTTGCCGTTGGTGTAGTCGTAGATTTCCCAAAGGGGCTTGAGGAATTCAGGGTTCTCCTTAGCGATCTTGGTGTATGTCTGGACAAACTCACGCCCCTTCTCTGATTTGGCAGCCATGACTTCATCAAAAGCCTGGTTTCTGGTGTTCATCCAAGCTGCAATTTCTTCAGGAGACTTCTTACCTTGTTTAAACTTGAGAAACTCAAGACCACTACCCATTGTCCAGCTACGAACCTTCATCTCACCAGCCATCACCTCAAGCTTCTTGATGATGAGTTCCTGTTGACGCGAAGTATCAGCTACATCACTAATGAGACGTTCTGCTTTGATGGTATCAGCAACGTTATCTGCAGCATTCTGCGTGATCAATGCAGATGCACGAAGATTGTTGGGGTTGTAGATAGTGTCAAAAGCCTGCTTGAAGGCTCTGCTGGTTGTTACCCAGCCAGCCTCATCAAGTACCTTGTGGGAATTGAAGACATCCCTACGCATTTCTTTGACGATACCCTTGAATTGTTCAATGGTGATATCGCTGTTGGTAGTAGCGTTAAAGAGATTATCAATAGATTTGTTGATATCCTTGGCAGAGATCTCAACAGCTTCCACACGGCCTTCACGCATGATATTGATGCGTGCATCGGCAGATGGTGCAGCACGAAGCCACAGGTCATCTAAGTAGTTAGCACGTTCACTACCACGCTGTGCGTTCATCAGGCCTTCCATCACGTTGTCTGTAGCAACTGAGGTTGCACGACCATTTGTAGTACCAAGATCCTGCTGAATTAAGGCGTGGTCAATCTTGGCCTGAAAAGGGTCAACATCTACATTATTGATACCACGCTTCTGAGCTTCATAGATGTTGTTGACGAACGGGTCGTACATACCCTGAGGATCAGCTTCCAGCTTACGGATAGCCTCCTGAGTGATTGCATCCTCACGAAGGAGTTCACGGTTAGCTACAGCTGCTACAACTTCATCCTCATCAACAGCTTTGGCGGCTTGTCGTGCCTCGATAGCTTCTGCAGCAAGAGCATCCTTCGGCTTGAGCTGTGTAGCCCCTTTACGTAAGGCAAAGAAACCTTCAAGGACTGATGTAGCACCAGCTAGACCAGCAGCTTCAAGGACGTTCTTAGCACGGATAACATCAGGACTATCACCATCACGAGTAGCCCACGGGATATCCCAACCAAGCCATTTGTTAAGAGCACCAGCAACGTTGTCATCACGCTCACTGGTACTAGCAATAGCAGTTACGGCAGTGTCAACACCAACACCAGCTGCAAGCTTCCCAAGCAACTGCTGGCGTTTAGATAGGTTTGCGGACTGAGCTGCTAGGTTACCACCCTTAATAGCAAGCTTTGTGCCGATAAGAGTGGGAATAATAATGGAGGATGCATCACGAACTGCATTCTCGACCTGGCTCTCAGAACGAGTGGCAGTTTTATCCCACCACTCATCAATACCTTTGGTAAGAGGAAGCAGTCCAGCTACATCAGATACAAAGTCACCAACACCCAATAAGGGGGCTTGGACTGCTACATCAGTAATGGAGTCAGCAAAGTCAGCAGCAGCTTTCAGGGGAGCAATGTCCCTAGGTCCACCTGGCTGCTCAGATTCAGGTTTAGGTGTTGCTGATGTAGGAGCTGTTGGAGGCCGTTGAGGTTGCTGAGACTGTACGCGTTGGAGAGAGTCCTCTTGACCTTCAATGATAGCTCGCGTATTTACATCATGGATATAACGCTCTTCATCAGGGTCAGTAATTACCTGGGCGTTTGAAAGGTCAAAATAGTCTGTCATCCGGGAATACCTAAGATTTGTCGTACACGGCGGGAATAAGCTTGCTCCTCACGACTACCAGGAGCAATATTGAATGGCATTGGGAGGTCAACAGCACGATCTTCATAGTGAAGACTGCCGTCAGCATGTACTCCGTCGTTCATAGAGCCGATCTTTACACCGTGCTTCTTGAGCACAGCAATAGCCCGATCTCGGTCTTGACGTGACCGGAATCCGACATGTTCGTGGTAGTTACTACCGCCGTGATCTGCTGCGTAGTAGAACTGCGGATTATTCTTGGGGTGCCTATAAGCTGTATCACCAGTGAGGTATTGAACAACGTTAAAGTTCATCGTTGAACCCTGACGCCATGTAGTCTCACCAAAGCTACGCATAGCAGCTTCTGCTTGTGGTAAAAAGCGTTTGTATGCACCATTGGTATAAGCTTCCCAAGCTCCTAGACCTTGTGACCGGCGGATAGCTAGTGCAGCTTTCGTATTGTTCATCGGGTCAAGCAGTTGAGCCCGAGAGGTAATACCTAATGCACGCAGCTTATCAACATGAACTGGGTAACGAACCTGGAACCAACCATGGACATCAGTATCGCTACGCGCTGCATCCTGACGACCGCTGGACTCAGCCATTGCAATTGCAGTCATCAACACTGCTTCCTTACTGTCACCACCTGCGGCAATGAATGTTGAAAGGATTTCTGATGGTGAGTTAACCCTGCCACGAATCCGCTTAGCTGGTACAGCTGCAACATTGCCACTACCAAGTCCTGCAATCTCAACTCGTGTTTGGTTAGGTTGATAAGCAAGGAGTCGTTGATACTCAGGATCAAGAGAAGCAACAGTACGCTGCATCGCCTTCACAGGTATCTGATCAAGCTGGTAGTACTTCAACTGTGCATTGACAACATCCAGTGGGCTAACACCAGTCATGTTGGCGATGTAACGTGATGACTCAGGAAGACGAATGGGCTGTCCTGTAGATGCTCGCTGGCTTAGCTTTTCAAGCTCTGCTCGATCCAACAATCCACGGTTCTGGAGGCTCCACTGAGGATTGTTATCAGCTTTGAGCTGCTCACGAGCTTGGGTGAGCGGGAACGTAATAGCAGAAGTTGGCTTAAGGACGTGCCGTGCAAAGAAGTTGCCTTTAGATAGGTTGTCTTTGCCAATTCTAGATACTTCGTAGCTACCACCTTGACGTTCGATTTCCTTTTGGAATCTCCCTAAGGCGTACTCATCAGCCTCTCCAAGCGTTGCATTTGGGCGTAGCATGTAATTCCGTACATCTGACATGTACTGACGCATGGCAGAACTTACAGCACGTCCATAGCTTTCATGCTTAATCTTTGAAGTATCAAGCTCGCCAAGCTTTCTTGCAAGAGCTGACTTGATTGTTGCTTCAGCATCCTCACGAACTTGTTTGGGGACAGCATTCTGCTCAGCATTAGCTGCACGTTCCTTCCAAGCAAGTTTGAATTTAGTAGAAGTGTCAGATCGAAGGACTTCATCTACAGAGAGGACACCCATTAACTCCTTCTCTGCAAAGAGTTCACTGTAAAACTTGTCGTTCCTTCCGGTGTTGCTGAGGTCTTGGGAGTACATCTGGAGCATCTTGACTCCAGCTTCATTACCAGCCTTTTGAGCCGTCTCAATAAGGGGATCTAGTTCTGCTGGATCGCCTTGCCAGTTATCGTTGAGCCACTCACGAGTACGATCATTCCACTCGCTGTGATCCTGCTCCTCTTGGGCTTTCTTCTCACGGTACAGCGTCGTCTCAAGGTTGCTCCGTTCACGCCTGAAAGCAGCGACCTCAGCACTGAAGCGATCTCCAATCGGTGTACGGTCTTGTCCATCGAATGGTTGAGCAAGGAGGAGTTCGATATCTTCCTCAGAGAAACGGGGATTACCCTGTCCATCAGTAGCTAGGAAGACATCCTTAAAGAGCTGCTGACGAGCTGCAGCAAAGCCAAGGGGTACACCGTTCTGCTTACTACGTGCAAGTGTACGGAAGTACTGCAGACCAGCAAATGGATCGGATGGGTTATCGAAGTAAGAATCCCTAGCTTGATCACGAATTTGGTTGTTGTATTCTTCAGCCTCAAACTTCTTGGTTTTAGCAAGGATATCATCATGCGCTCTACGCATGTTGAGGAGTGCTTCACCAAGGAACTGTGAGGACTTACCAAAGAGACCAACTTGCTTGAGATACTCTGGCATCAAAGCAGTCATAAATGCTGCCTTGTCTGCACTTGTCTCCGCTTGAGCAGGTGTTAATTCACGGTTTCCCTCAGGACCAGGGAGTACAAGCTTAAACTCGTTGTTGGCTTGGAACTGGCTATCAAGCCAAGAGTTATAGTTGGCACTAGCCATCTGGGCTAATGCTTTCTCTCGACCAACCTTACGTGCTGGGTTTAGACTACGGAGATAGCTAACAGAATGGGGATCAGCACCTTGAGCTTCAAGGACATCCGCCTTCTGTTCATACATCTCACCCTTGATAGCAAGTTCATGCTCACCCTTAAGCTGCTCTAGAGCCTGCTCAGGAGGCAGGCCATACATCAGAGTCTTTGTGTACTCATCAGTAAGGTCGGTCTCGTATTTATCTTTGGCGATCTCACCAACTAACTTACTAGCTGTAGCACTGAAGTTAGAAAGATTCGTATAGATCTGTTGGGCGTTAGCAGTCCTGATCTCTGAGGAGACTCGTTGATTCTCGATCTCTCGTTGAGTATCAGACAGCCTCTGCTCAGTATTTTGTCGCCGGATATCCATCCCACGACTACGAGCATTCATACGTGCCTGACGATTTTCAGACGCTAACCGCTCATTGGTGTTACGTTGCTGACGCTCAAACTCTGAATTGGTACGCATTGCGTCCAACTGAGTTTTGCGATTATTAATATCCT